AGGGGATCACCGTCAACATCATGCTCGATTTGAGCCTCAACAACGGGGAGGGCTAACCCATGACCAGACGCATTTCAGGCCAGAGCTTCGATACCGAACTGATGGGCGCCATGGTGCACGTCGAGAAAGCCAGCCTCTCCATCACCGACAACAGCGCAGTGGCGCAAACCCGTGGCATTCCTGACGGCTATGTCGATGGGGATGTGGCCGCAGAATGCGAGTTCGAGCTCGATGCCAAGAACTTCACCCTGCTGAGCGATGCGGCCAAGCGGGCCGGTAGCTGGCGCGGGATGAAGCCTGACGATGTGCTGTTCTACGCCGACACCGGCGACGAACAGATGAAGGTAGAGGCCTTCGGCGTGAAGCTGCAGATCTCTGACCTGCTGGATGTTGACCCCAAGGGGGGCAGCAAGGGGGTGCACAAGATCAAGGGTTTCGTCACCTCCCCCGACTTCGTTCACATCAATGGCGTGCCGTACCTCTCCGAAGACGACACCCGCCACATGAAGGGCTAACGGATGGATCTGATCGACCGTGCCACCCAACACGCCGAGCGGATGCTGGCGGCCCAGCTGGATAACCAGCTCGGCCGCAGTCACCACCAGGGCGAGAGCCTGCACCACTGCGAGGAGTGCGGCGATCCGATCCCGGAAGCGCGCCGCCAGCATGTGCCGGGTGTGCGCCTGTGCGTCAGCTGCAAGAGCCGCGCAGAACGGCGCGGGCAATAACGAGAACGGGATATGAACCCTATGCCAAACAAAGACCCCACCCTCTGGGCCGCCCTGCTGGCCTGGTTGATGGATAACTGGCCCGCCGTTTCCGGGGCTCTGCTGGCGTTGAGCATTTCATTTATGCGCATCACCTATGACGGCGGAAGCGGGCGCCGCCGCCTGATCGAATCGACCATGTGCGGCCTGATCACCTTGGCCGCCGCATCCGGTACCACCCTGCTAGGCGTCCCCTATGAGGCGGCCCCGTTTATCGGCGGTGTGGTGGGGCTGCTCGGGGTAGACATCATCCGCGAGCGGGCCAAGTTGGTGTTCAACAAGAAGGGAGACAGCAATGCCGCGCAGTAATTGCCACCCGCAGGTGGCCGCCTTTCTCGACATGATCGCCTTTTCAGAAGGCACCAAGGGCCGGGGCGATGACGGGTACAACAAGCTGGTCAATCCGGCAGGGTTCTTTGACAGCTACGCCACCCACCCGAACGTGTTGGTGCAGGTCAATCCAACCCTGAAAAGCACCGCTGCGGGCCGCTATCAGCACCTGTCAAAGCACTGGGCCCACTACCGCGATCAGCTCGGCCTGCCGGACTTTGGCCCCGAGTCGCAAGATGCCTGGGCTATCCAGCTTATTCGCGAGCGCAAGGCGCTGGATGATGTGCTCAAGGGCCGTATCCCCCAAGCGGTGGCCAAGTGCGCCAACATCTGGGCCAGCCTGCCGGGCGCCGGATATGGACAGCGTGAGCACAAGCTGGCTGATCTGCTGGCCAAATTCACCGAGTTCGGCGGGGTGCTGGCATGAGCACCTTCAAGGAGCTGTTCTCCAATGTGCTGCTGGCACTGGTGCTGCTGATGGGTGCCGCCCTGTTTCTTGGCAGCCGGATGCTGGAGAGCCGGGGCAAGGCACTCGCCACCGCCAACGAGACCATCAGCACCCTGCAGCAGACCAACGAGCAGCAGGCCAGCCAGCTGGTGACACTACAGCGCGATGCCGAAGGGATGCGCACGTTGCTGGGTACCCAGAACGCTGCCTTGGCAGATCTCGACCAACAGAACAGGAAGACCGCCTATGAACTGGAACAAGCCTTGGCCACGCCACCGGAAGGCCGCCCGAACTGTGCTAGTGAGCCTCTGCCTGTTGGCGCTCTGCGCCTGCTCCAGCCAACCCACAACCGTGGTGAAAACGCAGGTCATCAAGCGTCTGCCGCCGCCGGGGCTGGTGCCAAACTGCCCGGAACCTGAGTTCACGGGGGCGACCTACGGCGATGCCGTGCGGTTTATCCCCACAATGCAGACGGCCATGCGCCGCTGCCAAACCCAAATCAACACCCTGAACAACTGGATTGAACAAGAGGAAAACAACTAATGGCAAACCCGATCATCACCCTTGAAGTAGCCGGCAAAGAGCTGAAATTCGCCCCCACCATGGTGGCCTACAACGGTTTTATCAACGACATGATGCCGAGCGACAAGGTGGCACCTGCCCACAACTACCTGAAAAAGATCGTCTGCCAGGAAAGCAAAGAGGTGCTCGATGAGCTGCTCAAACGCCCGGGCGCGGCCTTGCAACTGGCTGGCGCCATTAACCAGCAGTTCGCCCCCGATCTGGAAATCACCGTAAAAAACTGACGGCGCGCGCCGAGGCCATCGAGCGCAACCAACTGGAGCAGGTGCTGGCGCTGCGGCGCCACTACCTGCCACATGAAGATGACGATATCGACAGCCTGGCCCGCGCCATCTGGTTAGACAAACACGCAATAGAGTCCAACGCCGCCGCCGTGGCCGAGGGCATCGCCAAAGCATTCAACGGATAACGACCTATGGCCTGGATGGAAAAACTGATGATGCAAGTGGCCTTGGTGGATCAGGTCACCAAGCCGCTGCAAGGCATCAACAGCCAGATCGATAAGGTCAGCAAGGCCGGTCGTCAGGGCTGGAGCAATATGGCGATGGGGGCCACCACGGTGGCCGCCGGTGGCATGGCGATCCAGTCTGCTCTGGGCCCAGCCATCGAGATGGACAGGGCGCTGGGTGAAGTGGCCTCGCTCGATGTGCAAAAGGATGTGCTCGGGGCGCTGGGGCGCGAAGCTCTGGCCATATCGGTGAAATACGGCGAATCGGCCACCGAGATTGTCCGTTCCTCCTACGATATCCAATCCGCGATAGCGGGGCTGGAGGGTAACGAGCTACCCGCCTTCACCCGCGCCTCCACCACCCTGGCCAAGGCGACCAAGGCAGACACCGCAACCATCACCAACTACATGGGCACCATGTACGGCATCTTCGAGCAGCAGGCCAAGATGATGGGCAAGGCCAACTGGGTTGAAGACTTGGCAGGCAAGACCGCCACAGCGGTGCAGATGTTCAAAACCACCGGCCAGGGCATGGCCGACGCGTTCGGGGCAATCGGTGCCAACGCCACCGCCGCCGGGGTCTCGATGGATGAACAGTTCGCCGTGCTCGGCATGCTGCAAGCCACCATGAGCGGCGGCGAGGCGGGCACCAAATTCAAAGCCTTCCTGGCGGGTGTTGGCAACGCCCAGAAGACCCTCGGCATGCAGTTCACCGATGCCGCGGGCAACATGCTGCCGGTGCTCACCGTGCTGGACCAGCTCAAGGGGCGCTATGGCGAAACCCTGAGCGTGGCCGAGGGGGACGAGCTCAAGAAGGCATTCGGCTCGGATGAGGCTGTTAGCATGGTCAAGTTGTTGATGACCAACACCAAGGGGCTGGCCACCAACATCAACGCGCTGGCCAACACCCACGGCATGGGCAAGGCAGAGCAGATGGCCGCCGCCATGACCGACCAGTGGCAGCGGGTAGAGCAAGCCTGGTTTGCCATCCGCGCCGCCGCGTTCGGGGTGGTGTTGCCAGCCATCAATGCCGTGGTGGGTGCCTTTGCCGATGGCGCCAACGACGTGCTGCGCTGGACGCACCTCTTCCCGAACCTGACCAAGGTGATCAGCTATGCCGCGCTGACCATCGTGGGTTTGAGCATGGTTACCGGCACCTGGATGCTGGTTGCCGGTATCGCCAAGCTGGCCACGCTGGGACTGGGTATTGCCTGGTCAATCATCATTGCCCCGCTCAACCTGCTGAAAGCAGGCCTTGCATCGTTTCGCGCCATCATGCTGGCCGTCAACATCGCCATGTATGCCAACCCTGTGGGGCTGATCGTGGCGGGCATCGTGCTGCTGATTGGTGCGGTGGCAGCGGTCATCTACTACTGGGACGACCTCAAGCAAACACTGGCTGACTGGGGAGTGTTCGAGACCATGACTGCAATGGTCGATGGGGCCACCGCAGGATGGGCCAGCTTCATGCAGCTACTCGCTGACTTGAGTCCTTTTCAGCTGATCGGCAAAGCGGTGGACTGGTTGATCGACAAGCTCAACATGATCCCGGGCGTCAATATCGAGTTTGGCTCCATGCCTGAACTGGCCATGCCTGCCGTCTCTCCGCTCAATGTGCCGGTCATGCCGGGGGCCATGAACATCCGGGCTCCAGAGCTGCAACAAGAGACCATCAATGCGCCCCTCGCCCGCTATCGCCAGCAAGAGCAAAGCGCGGTGCCATCAGGCGGAATTGGAAAACAGCTGATCCAGGCCAACGCGGCCGCTACCACTGCCAACCAGAAGCCGAACAAATCTCTTCACATCGGGGAAGTGCATATGCACAACCAGAACCCGATCACCCCTGAGCAGCTGGCCGAGAACGCCTGGCTGGAGACCCCGTGATGAGCGAAGCCAAGTACATCGACATTTTGGTGGTGAACGGCGCATGGCAGCTCGATGCCGGTGGCCAACCCCGTTACACCCAGGACCGCCACAGCATCGGCCAGGACATCAAACACCGGATCATGGAGTCGGGGCTGGCCCGCAAGCTGATCGGTGAGCGCAGCCCGACCCTGCGCGCCGATGTGATGACCGAGATAGAGCTGCTGGTCGAGAACGACGAGCGGCTGATCCCGGGCACCATCGTGATCAGCGAGGAGGATATCGAGCGGGTGCTGGTCACCGCCCGCACCTATGAATTTGGCGATCTGGAGGTAACCCTGTGAACCTGCGCCCCAACGTGGATTTTATGGCCCTGCTGGCAGAGACCGGCATCCCGACCACCGTCCAGGCCATGGAGGCCGAGCTTAAAAAAGAGGTCGAGGCCGCCGGCTCCCTTATCACCAACGACTCTGATGTGAGCCCCTTCTGGCGACTGGTGCGCGGGGTGGTCATCACCCCGGCGCTCTGGCTTGTCCGCACCCTGCTGGCTGGTCATGTGCTGCCCAACACCTTTGCCGCCACTGCCGAAGATACTTATCTCGACCTCAAGGCGTGGGATGTGGACTTGACCCGCAAAGGCGACCAGAAGACCCGAGGGGTAATCAACTTCGTCAAGGTGAACCCGAGCGAAGCCACCGCCATTCCGGCCGATATCTGGATCAGCACCGAGCGCATCAACGGCACCATCTACCGGGTGAAGCCGGTACAGGCCATGGTCAGCCCAGCCGGTGAAGCGGTGGCCCGCGTGGTGTGCGAGGCCGAGTTAGCGGGCGCGGCCTGGAATCTGGCCCCGGGCTATTACCACCTGCTCAGTGAACCGGTGACCGGCATCCTCTCTGCTCGCAACGATGACAAGGAGTGGATCATCACCCCGGGCGCCGATGCCGAGAGCAACGATGCGCTGGGCCTGCGCATCAAGAACCAGTTCTCGGCAGTGGGGCGCTATCACATCGACGCCGTATATCGCTCGATGCTGGCCAGCGTCGCGGGTATTCGCGCCGATCATATCTTCTTCGAGCACGATGCCCCGCGCGGGCCAGGTACCGCCAATG